CACCACCCAAGGTGACAGTGGCAGGTGCGAGGACACCGGTGTCTGCGACCTCGAGGCGGAAGCCGCTGCCATCGGTCTGGCCCAGGCTGAGCTGCGCGAGCGCGGTCGAGCCATCACTGGTGTAGGCGACAGTGAGGTTGTCACCCACAGCAACCGAGTCCTCATTGGCTGCGGGATCCACGGCATAGCGACGGTCACCGGAGCTGGCCGCAGTGAACAGCAGGCTCGACTGTACGCCACCGAAGGCGAGTTGCGTGGAACCAGCGTCGTAGCGGCCGAACACTGGGCGACCTCGGGACATCAGGTCGAAGGACACCTCGGTGAGGCCCTCAGCTGTGAGGTTCTCGTTGTAATTCATCACCACAGCGTTGAAGCCGGTGAAGTCATACATGTAATTGCCGGATTGACCGTAAGTCTGCCCGAGCTCCTTTAGAAACTCAACGTAGATCTCGTAATCCTTGTTGTAGCGAGCTTTTTCGATGAGGCTGAAACCTTCTTCGTAAGCACCACGGAACTGGGGGCAGTTCTGACCGGCAGGGATCTCTGTGTTCTTCAGGAAGTAGGCAGTCACAGATGCCTGCACCGTAGAACCGGTGATCAGCGAATCGCCCCAGCCATCGTCACCCAGGAGACGGAACTCTTGGTTGTTGTCGTTGATAGCGAAGGTGGTGTTGCTCACACCTTGCAGCTCGACGTAACGGGAGCCGGCGTCGAGTAAGGGCAGGGTGACCAGGCCGGCGGTGTCGCGGGTAGCGAAATAACGGCAGGGTGGGGTCAGGTCCACGGCGCGGACGAGGGTCCGGTGAGCCTTGTGGAAAGACAGCCCGATGGCATAATCAGCCATGATTTGTACTCCTTAGGGGATCGGGGGATTGAGAACGGGGCCAAGAATGGACACCGTCAAGGCCTCGTAGGTGGCCTCAGTCCGGGGTGTGGGGGTAACACTGTCCCGGGGGAAAACGCGGGCCAAACGTCTGCTGATGTCCAGCAGCGTAGTTGGCATGCGAGTTCCCTTTCGAGTGCCGTAATTCGTGAAACGAATCGGCCAGCGCTCGAAGGACACAACGGCTCCGACAGAGCCAGGTGAAGTGATCTCAGGCATGTCCGAAATCGTGCACTCGATACCGGTGACTACCCAGTCAGAAGGCACCATGTAGACCCCGACGACGTAAACCGCTGGGATACGAGTGCCATCAGGCAGTGAGTAGTACCCCGGCCAGTCGGCTTCAGGACGCAGAGTGGTTCCGTCGCTCTCGTAAAGGTTCAGGATGTAGCGCTCGATGGTCGTGCGTACATCTCGGACCTGAGGGCATGCGGTGATGACAGTCACTGTTGCTGCCTCCTCAACGCTGCTCGTAAGAAACGCTGATACTGCTCGGGAGTTTCCTCCAAAGGAGCTTTCGTCCAGGGGCGCCCGGGGAACCGGAGCCCAGAGGTAGAAACTCCGCCCTCGTGGACTTGCGCGGCGTACTCCACAGGCCAGGTGAACGTGATCGAGCCATCGGGATTGATGACGCGCGTCTGGCTGGCGCGAAGGCGGCCGGTGTCAACGATGTCCCGCACTTGTGGCGGGGTGGGGTAGCTCCACTTGGCGGCGGAAATCTCCTCCGTGAAGCGGGTATCGAGCCAGCTGGCGAGTTGCTGCGTGGCCTGGGCAGCGGCAGCGCGGAGCTGGTTGTTGAGCGGACGCTTAGCCATTGCTCGGACCTCCAATTACACGAAATGTGCCTTGAATAGATTGCCGAATGTCCTGATAAGCAGCGTTGTCCATATTGAGCTCAAAAACGAGCTCAAAACGGCCGTGATAACCGTTAATGACGGCTTCAGCTTGACTGCCATTGGTAATCCGCGTGTCTAAACGCGCAGGATTTAGTAACCGACCACTGCAGTTGTAACTAGAGTTGTCAGCACCTGACTGCCCATTCCAAGAAGGGGCTTCAAGGTTTAAAGCTGCCAGGTATTCGACAGTCTCAGACGTTTGAATCGTGTTTCCGGTAGCTGGATCCACGCTGATCTGGGTTCCACCGACCTCGAAAGCCAGCTGAGCATTCCCCCAAGGGGCGTAGTTGGCAATAGTGGTGGCGGAAATAGCCATAGCTACAGCGCGAAGCCAGATAAAGGCAATGTGTCTTTCAGCCGTTCATACTCCTGTCCATAAAGACTGGCTTTGAAACCGGTGCCGAAAGGTTGTCCTGATTGACTGCCGACCTGAAGGCCGACTTGCATCACCCGGGTGGAGAGGCTATGGGCTGCCAGATAGCTGACAGCCTCGGTGTGGACTTCGCCCCATTGAGTTTCTGGGGTGGCACGCCCCGCCTCTGCGATCGCTCCCGCGACAATGGTGAGAGTGAGCTCACCGAACTCGGGGAACCGAGCCAGGAAATCGCTTGAGGTGGGGACAGTCATCAGCCCTTGCCTTCCGAAATGGCCGCGACGCGCTTGTTAATCGCGTTGATGACGCGGATGCGTTGCTCACCTCCCTCCCAGCGGCGAAGCTGGGTGACGTCGAAGCTGTTCTCCACAAGACTCATGGCCTGAGTTACAGGCATATCGGCAAGGGAGTCCGTTTCAGATGGGGAAGCTTCAGCAACCACAGCTTTCTCCTCTTCCTCGATGCGGAGTGCACCGAGTTTGAGCAGGGACTTGACGTAATCGTAGTTCTTGATTTTCTCCCAAATAGCTTCGGGGAAATCGCGATTGACTCCAGACGTGACCTTGATGTTAGATGGCTGTCCCTTCTCTTCAATGAAAGAGAAGCCAATCGTGCACTCTTTGTCCATCGGAGGACTTTCGAGTTCAGGTCGGTAAACGAGAATCATTACTACAGAGGTGAGAGAGCCAAAAAGCAAGCATGAGCTTGCAGACCTTTATCAGGCCTTTTCGAGCACAAGTGCGCTCTTGGGGTAGTAGAGGGACATGCCGCCGGTGCGAGCATGAGCTGCCACGGTGAACTCAAGCTCCTGCCGCACAGGGGGGAAGAACTCGAGAGGCTGCGGAATGTGCAGCTGCAGCTTGTCGGGGCTGCGGTCGTAGCAGATGATCCGGTCCTTGGACAAGAAGCCGCCAGACTTGGAAGCCTCGAGCTCGTTGATGGGCTCGATGGCGGTGATCATTGGGTTAGTACGCAGGAAGAACTCCATCACCGTGGTGTCGGAGGTGGTGCTGCGTGGGGTTGTGGAGATGACGCGATAGACGTCGTAGGGCACCAACATCGTGTTGGGCATCTCCTTCATGTTGCTGTTCTGCACAAGACGAGTAGGAGCCTCGTTGAGCAGCTGCAGCATCTCATCGGTGGTGATGTCAGAAGTGTCGAACCAATGGTCCGGCACCAGCTTGTCCACCTGATCGTTGTTGAAGAAGCCCTTCATGCCTGAAGGAACCTCGCCGAAATAGGCGATCTCTTGCACTTTCTCCTCGTAAGCGCGGCGCACAGCGTTGGCGCGGCGTTGCTCGAGGTTCATGCCCGGCACCATGGCGGCGGCGCGGGTTTCCTGCACGGTGTAGGCGAAAGAACCACCCAGGGAGCGGATCGGGTGCGTGACCTCCTTACGGAGCACGTCTGCCCGAGGCAGATCCTTGGCCTTGTCGCCAATCACCTTCATCGAGCCTTGCTTGTCGAAGACGCGATAGGTGTAGGAATCAGCGCCATTGCCCACCTCGGATGAGACGGGGATGATCGCGCTGTATTTGATGTCGGCGTACTCAACCTCGAAGGTGCGAGCCAGGATGGTTTCCAGTTCGCGGGCGAGAAAGAGACCGACCTCGTCATTACGGATTTCTGAAGTCATTGGAGGGGCTCCGTGATCAAGTGTCGGCGGTGAAAGTTACCCCGGGGATGTCGATCTCCAGGAGTACCAGACCTGCGCTACTGGTTTCAGATAGCCAACGAGCTCCGCTCGCGAGAGCGAAGGTCTTGTTAGCTACGGCGGTGTCAGTAAAGCGGCCTACGTAGGCGCCATCCACAGTGCCGGAATGGTCAACACCGAAGAAACGCACGGCATCACCGAGCGCGATGGCAGCGGTGCTGTACACCCAAACAACACCCTTGGACAGCACGTTGACGGTCTGAGTGTCGGGGTAGCCAACACGGGAGGAACCGTCAGCGATGATGTTGGTGGGGTTGGGGGTGTAGGCGGAAGAACCGCTGACGCCCTCGAAGGTCATGCCGTCGATGGCAAGGCCCACAACGCCAGTGCCGCTGGTGGCCAGGGCGACCGCGAACGGATCGTTCGAGGTGGGGGTGTTATCGGTGGCAACCAGGGAGCCGAAAGGAATAGCGGCACCGGACTGGTTGTAGTAGCTGCGAGACACATAGGCCTGCAGATCAGCAATCATGCCTTCGTGACCAGCGGTCAGTTCGAGCGGATAGCTGCCTTGTGCACCAGAAGGACTGGTGACAGTGGTAGGGGTGAAAGTTACGGCCATTGAAGGGACTCCTTACTTGGTGGCGGTGAGGGGACGTTTCCAAGCCTCAACCTGCTTGGCCCGGTAGGCAGAAACAGGGTCGGCGGCACCGCGACCGGCACCTTTCAGTGCGTTACGAAGAACGTTGGTGCTGTCTTCGCGGTCAGCGGAGTCCTGATTGATGGTTTCGCTCTCGTAGTCCTCTTCCTCTTCGTCGTGTTCCTCTGCGGAATCAACGTGAGCAGCGAGGATGCCTTCGACCACGCCTTGGATGTAGGCGGGCTCGGCGTCTTCGCGAGGTGCGGAACCGGTCAGGTTCTCGTAAGCCTGGGTGTAGAGCGTGGCGTCGTCGATGCCGTCGAACGTGAAGTCCTCGGCAAAAGCGGGAGCCAGACGCTGCAGGGTATCCAGGCGCGCCGCGACGAGCTGGTCGAGCTCGGTGGTATCGATGCGCGGGGTGTCGGAAGACGCGAGCTCTTCTTCAAGAGCGTCGGCACGACCTTCGGCGGCTTCTTTTTCGAGAGCCAGAGAATCGAAGTCGGCCTGCAGAGAATCAAGCTTGTTGGAAAGCTCATCGCGCTCGGTGGCGAAAGCCTCCAGCTGGCGCCCCATGTCCCGGGAGTAGGACTGGACCGCACTAGCTGTTTCTGCGGGCAAATCGATCTCCAGGCCGTCGAGTTTGACGGTTGCCATAACGGGAGATGCAGTTGAACTGGACTGGGGCGCCATTTCTTGCTCGGTGGGGTTGGCTACAGCATCAGCTGTATCCATACGATCAAGCAAGAGTCGAACCTCCGGGCCAGCCCGGCCGCGGGGGACGATGGCGATGTGGTTCACACGGATGTTGCGCTGAACGCCGGCGTACTCTTCGCCCTCGGGAGTAACCCCGGGGGTCGGGTCGAAATCGACCTTGTAACCGGCAGATACCTGGCTGGCATCCTTTCTCTTGATCTTTTCAATTGCTTCGTCGTCTGTGACAAGGAGCGCAACTTCTACAAAACCATCGTTGTACCTAACTTGACTACCGGAATAGCCAACTTGGAACTTCTTAGTGTTTAGAGAATCGAGAAGAACAGGAGGGTGACCCCACGTTGCGGGTTTCATCCCGAACGTAGATAAAGAATCCGGGTTACTGACCTCTTCAGGAGGTCGGTACTCGCGGACCTGGGAACCATCAGCACGACGATAGAGTTGTGTACCTACACGGGCGGCGCGGGACCACACTCGGAGATAACCCTCCGGTGTGATCTCGCTTCCCGTTATGGGCGCAAAATCGTATCGGGTTACTGATGTTTCCATGCGTTAAATCTTACCTGTTACTGTGAAATTTGGTAGCTTTATACGAAGAACGGCTATCGCAGTTGGCAATTCACAGACAGTTGACGCTGTGCCGGCGCATCCGCGCATTGCGTGAGTACCGAGGGTTTACTCAGTTAAGAGTGGCTGGAGAATTGGGAATAAGTCAAGCGGCTTATTCGCGGTTTGAAAAAGGAGAAGTGGAAATATCAGTAATGAAGCTCATAGCTTTATGTGAAATTTACGATATTACTTTTCAATCACTGCTAAGAGACATCTAAATTACTTCTACCCAAGAAGTATCTAAGAACAGTTTTCCGCCGTCATTAGTAGGTGTAGCGGCAATAAGGAAAACGTCACTGACACCAGCTATGGTTCGCCCGAGTTGAAAATTAAAATTATTAATGTCACCTAAGTCAAGTTTAGTCGCGCTAGTTAAATAACCGCTAATAAGCTCATCACCTCCTAAGTAGCTTGTTATGCCTGTGTTGTATTGCACTAAATTAGAGGGGTGCGTGCTCCATGAGCCGCCAGTAATCGATGTGGGATTCAAAATTAGATGAAACTCCACAATATCGAGCTTGTTATTGGTGGTTTGCTCTACTGCTGCACTAATACTAGCTGGAATTACAACACTATCAATGCGTGCGCTATTGAGGCGTAAAGCAATAATAGGATAAGTAGTGCCTGCAGTTGTAAGGGTGACTGGTGTCGACCCAGTGGATACGCTGCGCTGCCGCGAAAAACCTTGATAACCGCCCTCGGATGCAACGGTGTTGCAAATTTGTTTGGCAGTCGCTTCTGTAGTGAGGACTCCGGTGTTCTCTATTTCCTGTCTCAACGGTAAGACAGCGGTGGTCATATAGGTAGTGCTGTTGATATTGTCGCTGTGAAATGTGTGCGCCAGGTTAAAGCGCCCCTCCACGATGAAGCCGCAACGAACATCACCGACACCTAACCATTCGAGATCGAACCAAACAATTTGAGCTGTAGCCAGGTCTAAATCGCGCCCCGATAAACCTGTCCCATCAAACGTATCGAAGTTCCAGTTACTTTGAGCGATACGGGTATTCACCACACTGCCACTGACAGAGCTGCGAAGAACAAAGTAAACGGTGTCTCCGTCTTGCTCGAGATATACGCCGTTCTCGGTGCCGAAATATCCGATGCGCTGTCGAAGGTTTGTTTGGGCAGTTGCGCAAACAAAGGAAGACATAGCGAGTAGCGACTTACCGGGCTGGTAAGGAAACACACGCCTGGTCTCGCGATAGACGTAGGCCCCGGACGTAACCGGCACTGTTAAATTTACGCAGCTTTCATTAGCGACGTAAGTAGTTGAACCGCCTGCATTGACTGCGGTGTCCCACTTATCATTTTCTTGATACCTGTGTTGGCTATCAAACAGAGTAAAGGGCGCACTGATACGTAAACGACCAAAAGCATCTCCGTCCGTACCGGTGCCGCCTTGTACGGATAACGGGTGCTCAGCATCATTGCGCACCCAAACGAGCGCGTAGCGGTCATTGTCAATAATGCGTTGGCCCATTAGTCAATCCTCATCGCGGCGGCTGGTCTTCCCCGAGCACTTCCATTTCGTCCTCGAGAGGCAGAGCGGTGTATTGCGGTCCTTGCCAGCGCAGTTTTTGTTGTGGGACTTCATATCGCCAAAGCTGCGGGCGCAGTAGCGGTCACCTTTGGCAGTGCCTGGGGCGATCTTGTACCCCTTGGCACCGTAGCGGACAGTACGAGTGCGGCCGGTCGTGGGGTTGCGGACCTTCTTGCTGTATTTCTTGCCGTCTTTAGTGTCACGGCGCGTCGGGAGCTGCAGCTGGACCGGCGCGTAATATTGAATGAGGCTGTCACGGCGCGGCTTACGGTAGCCAGGTTCATAGCGGCGGCGGAGTTTCTCCACGGTGAGTCGGTGAGAACGCACGCCACTGCGGAGGGAGGCGCGCCCGGCTTTGCCTGCGGCATACATGGCCTGACCAACAGCCATGCCGCGTTCGATCTCAGATTGAGCTGCCCTGCGCATGGCCTTCTCAGCTTTCACATTGGCGGAGCGCGCGGCCCGGCCAAGGCGCTCGGTCTTGGAAAGAGGTCTGATCTGCTCAAAAGCACCAAGGGTCAGCCGCATCGAGGGTTTCCGAGCTGTAGCCCGGTGCACAACCTCTGTTACGCCGCGCTGCGCCGCCCGTCGCATCGTTGTGGGACTGGTGAGAATTGCTTTGCGACTGCCTTTGTGTAGAAGGGCCGCGCCCACAACGCCGGCAGTCAGCCCGACTGCAGCAGCTTGGCCTCCCGAGCCCGCTCCTGTTTTGCGGCATGTCTTGGCAGGGGCGATGTGGCTCTGCCCGCAGGGGCGGCCCTTGCTATCAGCACGGAGTAAGGCTGAAGTAATAGTCATGGTGAAAGTGCTACTGGTGAAAGCCCACTGCCCAAGTGTCGGCCTTGGAGCTAACCATCACCGGGGCGCCGCTGCGCTCCTTGCGAGGGTCTTCGCGCCGCTTGCGGGAGACCAGGCGGCGGCGTTCAGCGGGGGAAAGCGACATGGCCTTGGCGGCTGGTAGGCATTTAGGCTTACCTTCACCCTTGGAGCGGTCACCGCAGGGGCCGAGGACCCGGCCAGTGCTACTCATGCGCACCCACTTTTCTTTGAACCACTTATCGAGCGCGTCATTGCGGAAGGTGCCACCGCGCTGTTTGTATTCGCGAACCATCCAAGCGTTGGCATACGCGCTCGGGTAAATCTTGAATTTGCGCTTGGCTTCTGCCTTGACTGCAGCGTGCAGCTTTTTGTTGATAAATATGGTTCTGCTGGCCGAATCGAGGCGACCGAAGCCCCGGGGGCGGCCCTGCGCATCGAGGTAGAGGGTGGCGGGAGTCAAGACCACGATTCAAACGTCGTAATTAGCAGAATCAGCGGAGAATCCTTGGGCGTAGACACTGTCACGCTTACGAGTCTCCAACGAGCTCGCTGCAACCGCCCCGACAGCCAAAGCACCCCCAAGAAGACGAGCTCCTGTTTGCACTCGGCGATTTAGTAATTCGCGGCGAGCTAAAGAACTCACAGATGCAGCTGCTGGGTCTTTGCTGTTTTTATTTTCCCTGAGCGCAGTTTTTAAATCGCCACTTTTTACTTTTGTTAGAGCTTGTTTTGCGACTCTTCTTGTCTGTGTGCCACGTGTCTGCAACAGCAATGCTGCTTGCTCTTTAGTAGTTTTAATAGGTTGGCCAGTTTTTTCAGCTTTAGAAATTAAATTACTCTCCATCTGACGGATGGCTTTGTTTGTAGGTTTCTTAGGCTCTACTTTCGTAGCGTTACCTTTAGTGCACTTCTCTCCCTCAGAAATGGCACCTTTGCCACACTTGAGGTCAAGACGTAAGGAAGCAGGAGTCAGAGTCATGATTCAAAGCCATCAGCCCAGATGGAGTCGCGACGCTTACGTTTGAAAGGTTTGATCCTGTTAGGCCCCCATACACCTAGTTCGCTACGCAGCCTCTGAAATTGCCCACGCATAGCCTTCAGCTCTCGGGCTGCTTTACTATTGCGCATGTCAGCTGCACCTAGCTGGACTTCTAAAGCAGGATTATTACCTCGAGCTAGCGACTCTAGTTGATTCATTCGTCCGCGGTCTGCAGCTTTCTGTAAATCTGCTGCTTTCTGTAGAGCAGAGCCGGGTAAACCAATCTTGCCTGGTTTAGGTACTTTTATATTACTAATGTCTGGTACTCGTTTTACGTTTAATGGTGAACTCCGGCGACGTAAAGCAGCTGCACCTATACCTGCACCTACAGCAAGACCTACTACAGCTGCTGCTTTCAGCTTTTGCTTCGTTGTTTTTTGCTTAGGTTTTCCGTATCTACGCTCCATAGTGCGTTGAGCCACTTTATAGCGCCCAATTGCATTAGGCCTGACTTTGGTAGCAGGGCCTTTAGTACACTTCTCACCCTCGGATATTGAGCCTTTGCCACACTTGAGGTCAAGACGTAAGGAAGCAGGAGTCAGAGTCATGATTCAAAACCCTCAGCCCAGATGGAGTCACGACGAGAGGGACGCGTTGCATCAGGCTTACGGAACATGCGTTCCAGAGACCTACGACGACGACGAGTTTGCAGCGCTGTGCGACCCCTACGCAGTCCGCTGGCTATTTCACCAGTCTTAGCTTCGCGAAGCATTGTGGCTGCACCAACAGACAGTGCCGCGTTGGCAAGTATTTGTTTGCTTTCTTTCTTAAGGCCCATACCACGTGCCCCGGCTGCAGTTAATGCCTGCCCAGCTCCTGCAATTTGGAAAGCACGGGCTGCTCCAGCAGTATCACCACTGAGTGATTTACCTAGTCCGACGCCAGTGGCACCAGCTTGAAGGGCTAGCCCCCCGAGAACAGCACCGCTTGACGCTGCTTGTCTCAGTCCCGATTTGGGCTTCTTAGGCCTGACTTTGGTAGCAGGGCCTTTAGTACACTTCTCACCCTCGGAAACGGCACCTTTACCGCACTTCAGGTCGTTGCGAGCTTCGGCGACGTCCAACCGAGCTCGGATGTAGGTCGCGCCGCGGTCCTGGATACCCATCTCACAGGCGGTCAGGTATTCCTGCGGAGTGAGGGAGTCGCTGCGCTTACGCATAGATCCGCAGCTGCCGTCGCACTTGCGGCCTTTTTTCTTACCGCAGCCGCACTCGGCATCCATGGGCTTCTTGCCATACATGTCGCCATCCATGGGCTTCTTCATGCCGTAGCCGTCGGCGGCCGGTTTGCGTCGCTTACGAGAGTGGCCGGGCTTCATGCCCATGTCCATCTCCTCTTCCTCAGTAAGCTTATTACCGCGGGAGCGTTTGGCCATCGCCATGCCCTCGCGGATGCCCTTCTCGTAGGCTTTTGGCTTGGAGCGGCGGGCGGCGGCAGGCATGCTAACGGCCTTTACATGTGCTTTTCCAGGATAGCTACTTTGTGTTACTGCGTATCAAAAGGTTGCGGGGCTAACTGCTCAAATACTGCAGCTCTGTTGAGATCAGCGGGGCCTACAGTTGTCACTTTCGTCACTTCTTCACGGTGGCGCCGAGGTAACGCAGCGTATGTGT